AACCTTGATGAGCTTAGGATTGCTTGGAAACAATGCAATGTTGCCGAAAAGATTACGTTCTGGCGTGAAATTAACAAATTCGCTCCAGCCAACCCTACCAACCAGAACTTACCCGATCAGGGTATAACGCCGCTTGACCAGCATACCTAAATCGGGTATGCAACTCTTAACCGAGCCCATTGCCCTGGTGACCGCCCTCATGGCCCGCCGCGCTACTGCCAGCCACTCCCAGATCGTCGATACCGCAGCGGACGGCCGGTTCCACGGACCGCAGCGCTGCACGGCCTGCGGACAAGCGCTGGAAGGCCAGACGTGGGGCACCATGGTCCCGTTGTCGAACGGGGTGTGGATTCACGACAAATGTTTGCACGAAGGAATTGCGACATGACGGGTGGATGGATGATTGAGCCGCGGCCGGCTAAGGCGGCGCACAGTATGCCGTCGGAAAACTACCTCTGCCCGGTCACACCACCGGCCTGCGGTATCTCAGTCGGACGGGCCGTCGAAAAGTGCCAGCACATCGAATGCCGGGCCTGCATCGGTGCTAAGGCATGAAGACCGTGCTGCTGATCGTCATGTCCGCCTATGCCGCCCTGGCGGTGGCGGGCGGCTTGCACATGGCACTGTCGGGCCTGCCTGTGCATCCCGTGATCGTCCAGGACGCCGGCTGTGAGCCGTGTGGAAATGACCTGGAATGATGAATCGGCTGGCTCAAACGATCTGCACCCGCATCGGCGGAGAATTCGCGCGACAGATCGAGACACAGGTTCAGCCGACCATGGTGATGGTTGGCTCTGGCTTCGCGGCGTTGCAATTCCCGATGACGGATCGACAAAAGATCGACATGAGAAAGAATGGTGGCAAATGTTAGACGATGATGAATTCTCATATGAGACGTTGAACAACAGTCCACTGACCTGGATCGAAATGATCTGGCTCGGCGGAATGTCACTCGGACTTCTCGGCGTCGTGGTTGGCGGCATTCTGATGTGGTGGTTCTCATGATCAAACCATCGCGTCGGTTGAAGTCGATGTTTGAGCATTCGATCGTCGATCCGATCGAGATGATCGCAGCCATCGAGGACGTGAGACGTTTGGAAACGCTGGTTGAACAACTGGCTGAAGCTCATGCCGTTGCGCTGTCAAACCTTGCGGCGCTGCTGCCGCGGCCAAACCAAATGGTGCATTGATGGATATTCAACCGGTCCTGACCCATCGTGAGCAATGGGTGGTGGGCGCCATTTGCGCTTTGATCGCAGCCATGATGGTCAGTGCCTTGATCTATCTGATGTTCTCATGACCGCCCGTGTGATGGCCTTGGACCTGGGCACCAAGACCGGGTTCGCCATGATCTCGACGGAAGGCAGGATCACGTCCGGCACCCTCGAATTCAGGCCAGCCCGGTTCGAGGGTGGCGGCATGCGCTACCTGCGATTCACCCGCTGGCTCGATGAGGTGTTCCTGCTCGCGGGGGGCATCATGGAGCTGCGTTTCGAGGAAGTGCGCCGCCATGCCGGGGTAGATGCCGCACACGCCTACGGAGGCTTCCTGGCAAGCCTGACGGCGTGGTGCGAGACGAAGAAGGTTCCCTACTCCGGTGTTCCGGTGGGCACCATCAAGAAACACGCCACCGGCAAGGGCAACGCCGGCAAACCGGCCATGATCGCGGCCATGGAAGCCAAAGGGCACCGGCCGGGCGACGACAACGAGGCGGACGCGCTGGCCATCCTGCATCTGGTGATCGATGGCGCAGGCTACGCTTGAGCGGTATTAGGGTACCACGCTGCCTGATTCTCATAATTTTTACGTCATGAGAACGGCACTGAGAACGATTGAGAACGGCACTGAGAACGGTTTTTTGTCAGATGACACAGCAGCTCGACCTGTTCCGGTGTGATAAATATGCAATGTCGCTGACAACAGCGGCGTGCTCGAAGTTCCATCGTATGGAAAATGCGCAGACTCGGCAGCCGTGGAGTAATCGATTCCACTGTCGGACTTGCGCCATAGGCGCGGCTAATGCTGCCGGGACTGCTGTTGTAGTACTAGACACAGCCGCCAGCGCTCGACAGGTGGTGCGGGATGAGTGGCGTAAGGTCTGCCCGCGGTGCCTGCGCCTGTCTAGCCGCATTATCCACGGACATCTCTGCGTGAGCTGCTACAACCGCACCCGCGAATTCCGGCTTGGCCGGAACCGGAAGGGCACCCGGCCCCGCATTGCACTGCACGCTGAAGCCATATCGGTGATCACGGCTACCGGCCACCGCGTCGAGGTGGTCCACGACGTGGTGGACCCGATCGAGGCCATGGTGTCGCTCGCCAGACAAGCCGACGGCGCGATCGGTTTCGGCAGGGTGCCATACGAGTCTGTGGCTGGCTTCGTGGTCGGCTCTTGGAACGGTAAGCAGGTTCAGATTTCCAGGCAGTTGGAGCTACGGCTATGAGCGCAGGAAAGTTTCCGCGGCCGGTCGACCTGACCGAATATTGGACCATCACCGATCACTGCTGCCGTTGGTGCCGGAGCCGGATTCTGCAGCGCGCCGACGGGCAGGCATATCGGTGCATGGGGTGCAATCTCACTACCATTCCAGGCGCACCGGTAGAGGCTATCTGCGGCTGCGGCATTCGGCGCGAGGGCCAGCGCAAGGGCAGCCGGTCACCATTCGAGTGCGGCCCGGACCCGTTCAATCCGTCTCAAATCGTTGTGTTGTTCAACGGCCTGCCGATTTCTGCGCAGGTGCAACCGTGATCGATCACAGCCATTGGCTGATGAACCACGGACTGACCTTGGCGCAACTCGACACCGTGGCTCGTGCCATCTACCGGTCAGAACACCCGGTCTAAGGCGACCTGTGGTTTGACATGCTGTCAGAATCCGTTCTGACCAAGGACACGTTCCCGGACCAGTACCGGGCCAAGGCGAAATCCGCGATAGAAGCCCTGCAAGGCTGGGGGTCATGATGGAAAGGGTAGTAGGCATGGGTCAGTTGATCGGGCAGGACGGGCGTAATTTGGTCGAGGGCCGGATTGCGAAGCTCGAACGCGAAAATGCAGCGCTGCGCAAGATCGCCAGCGACTATGAGGACGAAATCCGCGGCATCCAGGCGGACCTGACCGCCCTGGCTCCGCACATTGCCGTGGCGATGCAGCTCGGGGAAGCTGCCACCACCGCGCTCGCGCTCGGGCAGGCGGCCGTGGTTCCGCTGGCGCTGGACCATTCCTTTAGTGCTGAATCCGATCTATGGACCGCTACCGTGGTGGGCATTCGCCTGGACCAGCCCAAGGTGGTGCAGTCATGAGCGCGCTCGCAGCCATGGCAGGCGCACACCGGCAGCGGATTGCGGCGCTCGATGCCGAAATTCTGGACCTGAAGGCAGAACTGCTGCTGGCCATCCGGCTGGCGAGCACGCTCAATGCCGAGCTGGAGCCGATGCGGAAGGCGATGGCGTCCATGAAGCGAACCGTCCGACACCTGGAAGGTTCCGATAACCATCACTTATCGGAAGTGACCGGTCCGGCTGTTATGCCCTATAACTCTAATTACCGGGCATAACCATGACCGACAAAAACATCGATCGAACGCTGATCGCGACCGCCATTGCGATCGTCTCCACCTTCCTGGCAGCACTCTATGCGGTAGCGTGGTCGGCCTGTTGGTTCATCAGCCACCTATCGCTGCGGTGGGTGCCATGAGCGACGAAGCCGAAGACATCGATCCGCGCAACCTATTCGCTCCCGCGTCCGAGCCGCAAGACATCGGCGTCCGACTGATCGAAACCCTACCCGAGTTCACGCACCTGAAGGAAGGGAATGCCCGGATCGTCTACCTGATGCGGGCCGAGAGTAAGACTCGCGGGAACCGGACCATCATCGGAGAGGCTATGCTGCCGCGCTTCCAGGGCGGCACGGCGGCGCTTGGGGCGTGGCTGCTGGCGTCCATGTTCGACGGCCTGCCGGACTTCATGATCCTGATCGATAGCATCTGGTGGACTGCCAGTGACCTGCGCTCGCGCGAAGTGCTGATCTATCACGAGTTGGCCCATTGCATCCAAAAGGCCGACAAGGAAGGTGAGCCGAAATTCGATGAAGACGGACGCCCAATATGGGGCTTGGTCGGACATGACATCGAAGAGTTTTCGTCCGTGGTCCGGCGCTACGGAGCATGGTCTCCTGACGTGAAATCGTTCATCGGAGCACTGCGGGAGGGCGGAGCACTGTGAGCAAGTCCGAAAAACACAGTCTCAAGATGCAGTTCGTTGCCGAGTACACGGCGAAGATGGAAGAGCTTGGAGTCTTCGAGAGACGGTCGTTTGTCGAATCATGGGTGCCTCGCGGCATTACCTTTTCGACTGGCTACCGCATCGCGAAGAAGATTGAGGACGCGCGTAAGGGCGGGACTGTTCCATTCTTTCGGGATGAGGTAGACCGCAAGCCGCCGCCACCGCCGCCATTCGTCCTGGCGGAAGTGCAGCACCCTGTGTCGTCATGGCCGGTGGTGGAACCTGATCCTGAGCCGGCCCCACCCGAGCCCGAGCCGCCGGGCCTGGAAGCGGTCGAGGCGGTACTGCAGGAAATCGTGCTACTGGAGCCGGCCCCGCGGCGTGTCCAGGTAGTCGGCTTCGGTATTCCGCTGATGGAGAAAATCCAACAAGCCATCGACCTGAACCAGTCGATGATTGAATACTGCCATACTCAAGACGGCAGCGGGAAAATCCGTAATCCGAAAATGCTGTTGCAAGTTGTTGACCAGCTTGCCAAGATGACGCTTAAAATGATCGACATGCAAGAAAAGTATGCGGTCCAGGGCAACATCAACATGCTTTTTACGATCATTATTGAGGAAATCGAAAAGGAGTCGTTCGAGGTAACAACACGCATCTTGGATCGTATCCGCCGAGTGCAAGCCGAGTGGGGATTATGACGCCTCTTAAACTTGGCGAATACCCTTCGCAGCTTACGGCTGGGTTCCACCGCATCTTCGCGTCGGTCAATCGTTCGCATGGCATCGACCCGGAGGGCATCCCGGCGGATATGTCGTTCCTGGCGTGGGTGGAAACGCTCGCCGAGCATGGGCTCGAGGTTGATGGCCAGCCGTTCCGCCTGGACAACCGGCCGGCGCTGCGGGCGATCTATGAGGCGATCCCGACGCACAAGGCCGACGGCTATGGCCAGAGCATGGCGATCATGAAGGGCGCACAGACCGGCCTAACCGTGCTGACCTTCCTGCTCCAGCTCTACGTCGCGCTCAAGCACACCCCAGTCAAGGTCGGCGTCTACTACCCTGACCGAAATCTCGCCGGCTACGTGTCGGCCAACCGGTTCATGCCCACCGTTCGTACCGTGCCGCTGGCACACCGGGCGCTGCTCGAGGCCAACAACGGAAACGAGGGCAACATCCTGACGCGGCAACTCGGCAAGTCCGAGGTGTTGTTCCTGTGGACCAGCGGCAGCGCCTTCACGGAGAGCTTCCCGCTCGGCATGGTGATTGCCGACGAAGTGCAAAGCATGCTCGTGGATGACATTGAACGCATTCGCGAGCGCATGTCTGCCAGTGATTTGAGGTTTTTCTTCGCATGCTCAACAGCTAAATGGCCGGGAGCTGACATTGATTTCTTATACAAGCAGGGAGACCAGCGGCGGTTTCACTCAGACTGCGACTGTGACGACGGGTGCATTCTCGACGAATGCTTCCCTGACTGCATCCAATTCAACGATGGGTCCGAGTGGCAATCAGCACCGCTTCACGATTACATATACGTCTGCCCGATCTGCCGAGCGTACATCGAGAATCCGCAAGCCGGGCGTTGGGTGGCGTCAAATCCTGGAGCGAAAAACCCCTCGTTTCACTTCCCACAAACCCTGTCGCCGACGGTATCGGCCCGTGAAATCATCGAGAGCTATCAGAGTGCTCAAGACCTTCAAAATTTCTGGAATCGCAAACTCGGCAAGCCGTGGACGGACCCGAGCCAAGTCCCGATCACGCTCGCAATCCTCGAGGCGTGCGCGGTCGAAGGAGCCCGAGCCGGCGTTGTCTGGAAGGCCAAGGCGCGCGGCACCGTCATGGGTATCGATCAAATGGGCGCTTTCAACTGTGTGGTAGTGAAAGAAAGACTTCGTGACGGACGGCAAGCAATCATCCATGTCGAAAGCATCTATGACGCCGATCCGTTCTCGCGTTGCGATGACTTGATGGTTCAATACGGCGTTGATATTTGCGTGCTTGAGACATTGCCCAACTACAACGATGCAAAGCGCTTCTCACAGCGCCATCGTGGCAAGGTATTTCTGGCTGGATACTCTGACATCGCCGAGGAAATGCTGCGCTGGGGCGACGCACAGCCGACTAAAGCCGAGCGCAAGAGCGCTGACGAGGCAAGAGACCGCTATACCGTGACGCTAGACCAGTTCAAGTGCATGTCGGTGTCTATGGCGCGCTTTATCAACAAGCAATGCCTATTCCCTGATCCCAACGGACTAGCTCAAGACATCAAAGTCAAAGGTCAAACAAAGCGCGTCAATATCCTGCGTGACGAGGTGTGGTTACACTTCACAAAGACTGCTCTTGTTGTTATCAAGGACGATGAGCAAAAGAAATTCCGCCGAAAGGTGGTAAAGGTCGGCATTGATCCTCATTACAGCTACGCCAACATGCTGTGTGATATTGCTTGGTCGCGCAACCACGGTACTTCCAGCTTCATCATGCCGGAGGAGGTAAAGCTATCGCCGCGCGCCGAACAGATCGACGCCGCGAATTCCGGCCTACCTCCGGCGGTGCTGCGCATGATCGACGACATTCCGGCCGGAACCTGCGGGCGGTGCTCGTCGTTTGAGGATGGCCACTGCACAGCCCGCGGCCTGACCGTGGCGCCGCGTGACCCTGGCTGTGTGCTTTTCTCATAAAATACCTGATCCCGGTATAATGGCTCTGGCATAACAAACCCGGATCGGGTATAAGATCGGCCAACGCGGCGCCTACCAAGGGCACCCGACGGAGGCCAAAATGAGCAAATCCCTGAGCGACGGTATCAACGAATTCGCCGCGGCCCTGGTCAATCCCCTGACCATGGCGAAGGCCGGAAGCCCGGTCCCGGACCGCTACGAGCTGGCCCTGAGCCTGCGCGACATCGCGCTGCAGGTCGACGACATCGAGGCCGACAATGCCCGGCTGCGGATCGAAAACGACTGTGTCAAGTCCAGGCCGTTCACCATGCCGGCTGGAGCCCGACTGAAGCCGTTCCAGGGCGGTGCTCGGTATGACTTCTGACTTCGCCGTCATCCGCCCGGCGCCGGATCAGACCATGCTGGAAACCACCAGGATCGTGGCCATCGAGATGATGGTCAACTTCCTGGTGGGCGCGGCGGCCCGCTACCACCCCGGACTGACCGCCACCGAAAAGGCCATGGCGTTGCGCGCCGCAGCGGACCGCATGACCGGCATCCCTTACCATATCGCGTGAGAATTATGCAGCCGATCGTCGACACCATCTGGCGTGAAAAGTACCGGCACGGAGACGAGGAAGGTCCGGGCGTAAGCAAAACTCGGGTGGCGAAAGCCGTATGCGCTGGCGACCCGGAACCCGGCTTCATGGAAGCTGTTCTAGGCGCCATGCTCACGAATGAGTTCTGCCCTGGCGGGCGCATCCATGCCAGCGCCGGCACCGGTCTGCGCAGCACCATGATCAACTGCTTCGTCAACGACACCATCGAAGACAGCATGCCCGGCATCATGGCGGCCAACACGCGCGCCGCTCTGACCATGCAGACCGGCGGCGGCATCGGCCAGGATTTCTCGACGCTGCGGCCCAAGGGCGCGGTGGTCAAGGGCGTCGGCTCGGTGTCCAGCGGCCCGCTGTCGTTCATGGACGTGTGGAATGCTACCTGCGCCACCATCCTGTCGGGCGGTAGCCGTCGCGGCGCCATGATGGCGACTATGTGCGACACCCACCCGGACATCTTTGATTTCATCACGGCCAAGCGCGAAACGGGCCGGCTTACCAACTTCAATCTGTCGGTGCTAGTCAGTGACGCGCTGATGAAGGCGGTCGATGCCGATGATCAGTGGTATCTCGGTTTCGATGTTCCACCTGCTGATCAGGAGCCATTCACCCTGATCCTGAACAACGGGAAACCCTGGTATACCTATCAAGTTGTCAAGGCTCGCGATCTGTGGGAAGCCATCACCCGCAACAGCTATGACTACTCCGAGCCGGGTGTGATCTTTATTGATCAAGTAAACAAGCGCAACAACTTGCATTACTGCGAGGACATCCGCGCGACTAACCCGTGTGGAGAGCAACCTTTGCCGCCCAACGGAGCATGTAACCTTGGCTGCGTCAATCTGGCGGTGCTGGTACGCAATCCATTCACCAAAGATGCCTACTTTGACTTTGACCGGCTGAAAAAGGTAACGCAACTCGGCGTCCGGTTCCTCGACAACGTACTGGATCGCACATCATGGCCGGTCCCGGAACAGGAAGCCGAAGGGCTGGCAAAACGCCGGATTGGCCTGGGTATCATGGGCCTGGGCAATGCTCTCCAGATGCTTGGTATTCGCTATGGTAGCAAGGACTCTATTGCGGCAGCGGGCGCCATTATGGAGGCGATAAAGATTGCAGCCTATGCGACATCAATCAATCTGTCGGCCGAGCGCGGAAGTTTTCCGGCCTATGACGCGGCTGGATTTCTGTCGAGCTGGAATGTCAAAGACCTGCCGCAATACCTGCAAAGGTTAATCGAAGACCATGGCATTCGCAACGGATGCCTGCTGACTATCGCGCCGACTGGGACAACGGCGATCTATTACAACAACGTCTCGTCTGGCCTTGAGCCGTCGTTTGCATGGAGATTTAACCGTAAGGTCGATAACCACGATGGGACTTTCCGTGACTTCTCCGTGCTCGATGCTGGCTGGGAAGCATATTGCGATGTCAACAGTCTAGACCCGCTGACGGCTCCCACCGATTCCCTGCCGGGTTACATGGCGACGGCGCTGGAACTGACCGTCGAAGACCACCTGAAAATGCAGGCGGTGTGCCAGAAGTACGTCGACGCCAGCATTTCCAAGACGATCAACTGCCCACCAGACATTACCTACGCCGATTATGCCAACGTCTTCCGGCGAGCCTATGAACTTGGCTGCAAGGGCGCAACCACCTACCGGCCCAATGGCACACGCGGCGCTGTGCTGACGGTGGATAAGCCCACCAAGCAGCCATCGACGATCGTAAACACCGACCACCTGACCGCTGATCAGGTCCAGGCGTTCAAGGATCAGTGGGACGCGGACAAGGGCACGTTAGTTCTGCTACCGGGCATCATCGCGCAGGAGCCGTCGTTCCTTGAAACCCTGTCGCCCGAGGAAATCGAAAAGCTCACGACGACGTTCGTTGCCCGAGAGATTGTCTCTCCGCTGCCCAAGCGGCCCGAGGTTCTGCGCGGCACCACCTACAAGCTCAAGTGGCCGGCGACCGATGACAGCTTCTACGTCACGATCAACGACACAGACGAAGGCGGCCCCCGCCGGCCGTTCGAGATTTTCGTCGCATCTCGGTCCGCAGCCCATGCCGAACTGCTATCTGGCCTGACGCTGCTGATGTCGGCGATCCTGCGCCGGGCTGAACACCCTCTGTTCATGGTGGAAGACCTGGAGGGCGTCCAGTCGGCCCAAGGGGCATGGGTCAACGGAAAGTACGTGCCCGGCGTGGTCGCGCTGATTGCTGGCGTGCTGCGCCGGCACATGGCCTGGCTCGGCATGATCGAGGATGAGACGGTCAAGGCATCGAGTGCGCCGGTCAAGGAAGTCACGCTCGGCGAGACGTGCCCGAAGTGTGGCGCCCCCGCGCTTATCCGGACGGACGGCTGTAGGAAGTGCCTGTCGTGCTCGTACAGTGAGTGCGGCTGATGACCAACCCGCTCGCCACCATGGCGGCCAGCAAGGCATCGCGGACCCGTCGCCAGATGGTGGCGGGCGACCCATCGGCCCGTGACCGCGACGACTTCTATTCGACGCCGACGGAGGGCACGTTAGCCCTGCTGTCGGTCGAGAAATTCTATGGATCGATCGCCGAACCAGCCTGCGGTATGGGCCATATTAGCAAGGTGCTGATCGACCTTGGCTATAACGTGTGGTCAAGCGACTTGGTCGACCGTGGTTATGGAGCACCACGGATAGACTTCCTGATGAACACATATCAGGTAGATAACATCATCACCAATCCACCGTTCAAATTGGCTGTTCCGTTCGTGCTCAAAGCGCTGGAACTGACAAAGGAAGCGGGCGGAAAAGTTGCCATGCTGCTCAAGACGACATTCTTTGAGAGCATGGATCGTTCACCTGTGATGGATGAATTCCCGCCGTCTCGGTTCTATCCGTTCGCTGATCGTCTGCAATGCTTGCGCGGCAATGACGAAAAGCATGGCATCGGCGGCGGTATGATGTCGTTCACTTGGTTCGTCTGGGACCATCGCGCTACCGGCCCGCTGACCATGCCATGCCGGCTGCGGGCGGCCGACTTCGCTGCCACCAAGGCACTAGCGCACCCAAGCCGGCGGAAGCCGAAGGCGCCAACTACCCAACAAGAACTCTTTCAACAGGCCCAGCCATGAAAATCACCATCGAGCGCGGCACCCTTCTGCGCGCCTTATCCCATGTCCAGAGCATCATCGAGCGGCGGACCACGATCCCGGTGCTGGCGAACGTCCTGCTGTCGGCCAGCAATGGCCTGCTGGAGCTACGCGGCACTGACCTTGACATCGAGGTCACCGAGCGCGTTCCGGCCATCGTCATCACGCCCGGAACCACCACCGTTTCGGCGGTCCTGCTGTATGAAATCATGTCCAAATTGGACGGTGAGTCGGTCGAGATTGAGCTGGCCAAGGATGCCTGCTCGATCGCGATCAAGTGCGGCCGGTCCCGGTTCAAACTGGCGGTGCTGTCGGCCGAGGACTTTCCAGCCGTCATGTCTGGAAAGCTCGCCCACAATTTCGAGATTGCCGCGGCGGACCTGCGGACGCTGATCGATAGCGTGGCCTTCGCGGTGTCGACCGAGGAAACCCGCTACTATCTCAACGGAATCTATTTGCACCGACACGGCGCCCACCTGCGCTCTGTCAGCACGGACGGCCACCGGCTGGCCCGCTGCGAGATTGCGTTGCCTGCGGGGGCTCAAGACATCACTGGCGTCATCATTCCGCGCAAGACGTTTACCGAGGTGCGCAAGCTGGTCGACAAGCGGACTGACCATGTGTCGGTCACAATGTCTGAAACCAAAATCGGATTCGGGATCGGCGATGTGACGGTGACAAGCAAGCTGATCGACGGCACGTTCCCAGATTATCAGCGCGTGATTCCGACTGGTAATAACGTGGTTATCGAGGTCAAATCATCAGAAATTGACCGCGCCGTTGATCGTGTAATCGTGGTAGCGACGGAAAAAACACGCGCCATTAAGCTATCATTCACCAAGGGGCTCATGACGTTGTCTGCGCAAGGCGCAGAAACCGGTACGTCGAGCGAGGAAATCGACATCGGTTACACGGGACATGATCTCGAAATCGGTTACAACTCGAAATATCTTTCCGATCTACTGCGCCAGATCAAGGGCGATGTTGCCCGGTTCCTGCTACTCGACGCTGGAGCCCCATCTATCATCACTGATCCGGGCCGGGCCGACTTCCTGAGCGTGCTTATGCCGATGAAGGTGTGAGTACAGCATGTGTGATGCCTTCGATCACGTCTGCGCCGTCATCGCAATCGCCATGCTCGGCGTTGTGGTGGCGGTGTACCGCCTGCTGATCGGTCGTGACGCCATGCTTGCGACATGGCAGTCATCGACGATCCCCGCACTGTGGCCTTTGACCCGCGCGCACCGCAAGGTGAGCGGACGGACGCGCTATCGCAGCTCCAGCGCACGCACATAGCGCCACCGTCCGATCTGGCCGCGACAATTTCCTTCATCGAGGACTCTTTCGCCGAGCAAGCCATGCTCAAGGCGAAGGGTCAAGTCATCGACTTTCCCGGCCGGTACCGGGACGTGCCTAAGCGCGGTATGCAGTCGATCTTTCTCGATGACATGCAGATCAATGTCATGGGCGAATGGTTCGAGAAACCATCAACCCTTGGATTTGACACCCTACGGTCAATGGTTGACCAGACTCCCGTGCTCAACGCGGTTATCCTGACGCGCATCCGTCAGATTTCACGCTTCTGCGCTCTGTCAGAAGATGGCGGTCCTGGATTTGAAATTCGTCACATTGACCGTAAGCACAAGCTGACGGCTGAGGAACAAGAGTCCACAAAAGAGCTTGCCAAGTTCTTTCAGCATTGCGGGTGGGAGAGTAATCCGCGGAAGCGCCGCAATCTCAAGCGCGATTCGTTCCCGCAGTTCATGGCGAAGCTGGCGCGCGACTCCCTGACGATGGACGCAGCGCCGATCGAAACCGAAATGCGCCGGGACCGGTCCAAGGGGATCGACGGCATTTACGCGGTGGACGGCGCGACGATCAGGCTCTGCACCGAGGACGGATACAGCGGCGACGATGAGATTTTCGCGGTCCAGGTGGTGAGCGGGCGGGCCTGCACCGCCTACACCCGCGACCAACTGATCTACGAGCCGCGCAATCCGCGCACCGATGTCAAACTCGGCGGCTATGGCTTGGGCGAGACGGAATTGCTGGTTCGGCTGGTGACCGGCTTCCTGAACGCCATGACCCACAACATTGACGGCTTCGACAAGAACGCCATCCCGCGAGGCATGCTGCACCTGTCCGGTGACTACAGCACCGAAGACCTATCGGCATTCAAGCGCTATTGGAACTCGATGGTTCGCGGCGTCAATAATGCGTGGTCATTGCCGGTTATGGTGTCGAAGGATCAAGAGTCCAAGGCATCATTCGAGAAATTCGGTATAGACTTCGACGAAATGATGTTCGCCAAGTGGATGACGTTCTTAACATCCATGATCTGCGCCATCTATGGAATGGCTCCAGACGAAATCAACTTCGAGTCTTTCAGTTCAACAGCTTCGTCCCTATCCGGTTCCGATACCGCTGAAAAGCTGGCATCGTCTAAGGACAAAGGCTTGCGCCCGCTGATGGGGTATTTCGAGAATATCCTGTCTGACTTCGTGGTAGCCGACTTCTCGGACAAGTATTGTTTCCGTTGGGTGGGCCTTGACCCAGTCAACGAGGCGACCGAGTGGGAAGCAAAAAAGCTGATCCTGTCGCTCGATGAACTGCGGGCGGAAAAGGGGTATGAGGCGTGGGACGGCCCGCTTGGCGCGGCGCCGCTCAATCCGAGCCTGATCGGGCCGTGGCAGCAATCCCAACAGCCGACCGAGCCGGGACAGGACTTCGGCGGTGCTGCACCGGAAGCAGCCGAGCCCGGACAGGACTTCGGCGGCGGCAAGCCGGAAGCCGGCCCGGACTACGGCAAAGAGGACGATCATGCCGTCGACGCCCAGGATGACGGCACGGATGGCGCCCAACCGGGCGGGCAAGAGGACTTCGGTGGCCAGCCCAAGGGCGGCGACTTCGGCAAGGCATTCAGAGCTGCGGCGTTGTTCCCGTCCATCTACCGGGTATAGGTACATGGGCGACGGCATTCTGACTGACGTGTTCAAGCGCCTGCTGACCGAGTCATCGATCTTGGTCCTGGTGCTCGGACTGGCCATCTACTGGCTGTCGATGGAACTGCGCTCGGAACGCAAGGCGCATATCGACACGCTCGAAAAGCTGGCGGACGTACACCGGATGCAGGCCGGTCAAGTCAGCGCGGTCACTGAAGCTGTCACGGCCATGACAGAAGAAACTCGCGATCTGAAAGACCTGCTCTTGCGGAGTAAAGGACAATGGGCATCATGACAGCCTTTCGTAAGGCGGTGGCATACTGGAACACCAATTCTTGCTATGCCAAGCTCGCTCGTGCTCGTGTTTCAGTTCATGAGGCGGAAAAAGCATTTGATCGGGCATCATGCCGGCTGATTGGCATTACGCTTATCATCCAATCCCATTCTCCTGTTCCGCCTGTGCTGCGGCTGCCATGAAAAAACCCAACACCGGCGGCGTAGAGTGCGGCGACCACGTCTACCTGCAACATGCCACCCGCGGCCCCATAGCGGTCCGGGTGACGGCTTGCGGCAAGGACGGTATGACCGGCCGGTGCGAGCAAGGCCAGCGCCACACGGCGGGCTGGGATACCGTGCTCGGCGTCCGGCATCGCCGACCGATCACGGCCAAGCTGGTCGAGCAAGGCGCCGACGGTGCGATCCTCGAAGAGTCGGACGGCAAGCGCCGGTACGTCGAGGGCGAGGTGCCCATGCCCGAACAGCCGGCCGAGCCGGTGACCCCACAGAACGACGATCCGCTCACTGGCGGGCTCGGCAAGCTCAAGAAAGCCATGACCATGTTCGGAACCTCGCGCGTGATGTTTTTCAAGGCCGGCGGCCAGATTGCCAACCGGGCCGGGCTGGCGCTCAAGGACGTGACCGACAAGGGCGGCCACCAGACGAAACGGTGGACCAAGACGGGGCAGGAGCAGCCGGCCGAAAAGCCCAAGGCCGGGGCACCGATGCAGCATGGCGGCGTGGTCGCGTTCCGGCATGGCGATGTCGAGGGCAAGGGCAAGGTAGTCGCCAGCGGCCAGCATGGCGTGACGGTTGCCGACGAAACGGGCCGGGAACACCAAGTCCGCCATGAACATCTGATCGGACCGCACAAAGAACCGGCGAACGACACGGCGGCAAACGGCAACAAGGCCGAGGCCGGTGGAGATGTCAAGCCGGCGGATTCGGCTGGTGAATCGGTATCTCCCGATCAGTTCAAGGCAACGTCCATCTATGAGAGGGATAATGATCCCAATGCTACCATTGAATCTGTTCTGAAGGGATTCCCGCCAGATACCGCTGATAAGATTTCAGAAACTCAAAAGAAACTTGCGGGAGTTACTGAAACATACAAAGAGCACATGAAAGATGGCGAGTATACGCCTGAGCGTCAAGCTCTACATAAGAAAATCATCAAGCATATTCTTTCTCCTGAGAAAATTGAGGCTGCAAGACCGGCTGATGGTGAGCCGCCAACTTTTACGATCCTTGGCGGTCGCGGAGGATCAGGAAAGAGTTGGTTTAATGGGAAGGTCTTCGACCCTTCAAAAGCCATCGTCCTTGATGCTGATGAAATCAAGCACATGATCCCTGAGTATGAAGGATGGAACGCCTTCCAGGTACATGAAGAGTCCGGGCATTTGTTTGATGCTTTGACCGATATGGCAGAGGGCATGAGGCTCAATCTTGTCCATGATGCCACGATGAAAACTGCCAAAAAGGCAGTTGCTCTCGTCAAGCGGTTTAAGGATGGTGGAAGTCGCGTCGAGGCTCACTACATGCACTTGCCGCGTCAGGAAGCGGCTAAGCGTGCTATCGGTAGATTTCTTGGCCCGACTGGTCGTTTTGTGCCTCCCGATGTGGTACTTTTAAACACCGGCAACGAGGCCGCTTTTGACGCCGTCAAAGGTATGTGCGACAAGTGGTCATTCCGTGACAATAACGTCAGCAAGGGCCAAGAGCCTAAGCTAATATCGGAGAGCGGTAATGAAACTGAATCTCAAGGGTCTGTTGACTCCAAAGGCGATGCTGGAAAAGATGGACAGCTTCGATTGCCGTCCGGGAGCGAAAAGCCCGGTTCGGGTACCGGACTACATCCAAAAGATGATGAAGGGCGACTCGGCAAATGCTTTGTCGAAGGACGCCGAGTCATCTTTCTAAAGGGCTGACCATGGATTCGGTCCTTATCGACCTGGGCGGCGTGGCGAGCTGCCATTGCGACCACGGCCTGGAAGAGATGCACAAGGCCCTGGCGGAAGACCCGGCTGGCACCGGTGAGTCGATCTGGACGCCGCACGAGAATCCATGGTTACGTGACCCGGTCGAGGCGTGGACCGGTGACATGAGCGGAATCCTGGAGAAGATACAGGCGGTGTTGACGCGGGTGCTGGGCGGCGAGCCAATCGGCACCATCATGCTCAAATCGGCGGTGCCGTGGGAGCGATGGTTCGACGACGGGTTCAGGGCCGCGCTGCACGAGCTGGAGAGCAAGGCGCCGGCCAGCTACACGCTCGATGACTGGCTGCTGTTGGTGGACTACCTGATCCAGCGCTACCTGCCGGACGGCGTGATCCGGTCAGAGGCCGAGTATCTGACGGTGCGGTCGGCCATGGCTGGCAAGCTGCAACTCAATCTCGATGCCCGGAGGGACCGCCTGCCTGACGATGTGACCGCCGCGGTGGTGGAGCTGGTCCCGACCAAGTTCGCCGACGTGCCGCCCAAGGTGCTGACGCCGGTCGAGGAAGCCATCTTGCGGGTGGCTCATGAGCGCGTCGCCGAGAATATCACGGCCCTGTCTGGCGACATGCGCCACAAGCTCAAGGGCGTCATCCTGGAGCACGTCCAGGCCATCGTGCTCGGGCAAAAGGAAGGCACCACCGGGCACCTGGAGACGCGGCTGATCTCAGAGTTCGGCGCGCTGAACCGCGACATGCGGCGCATCGCCATTACCGAGGCCGGAGAGGCCATGGCGCAGGGTCAAGTTGCTGCCTGCAAGCACGGCGCCAAGCTGGTCCGCCTGGAGGCATACCGCGGCGCCTGCCCGTGGTGCCAGTCGATCCAGGGCAAGATCGTCACCGTCGTTGATCCGGCCAAGCCGAACAAGGACGGCGACAACGAGGTGTGGGTGGGAAAGACCAACATCGGCAGGTCGGCATCGCCGATGAAAAAGGTTGACGGTATCCTGATACCGCGCGAGCCGCACGAGATGTGGTGGATTGCCGCCGGGCTCCAGCACCCGCACTGCCGCGGCGGGTGGGGCACCGGCCCGAGTGAGCCGCCGCCGGGTGTAAGCAAAGAGTTCGATGCGTACCTGAAGGACTTGGTCGCCAAGGGCACAGCGAAATACATCGCAGATCAGAAAAAGAAAAGAGGCGTAGTCGATTGACTACGCCCCTATATCTGGTGCCGCTGCTCGGAATCGAACCAAGAACCGCCTGATTACAGATCAGATGCTCTACCAGTTGAGCTACAGCGGCAGAGGTAAGCGCTACTCGGCGCGCTTACCCAGGCCGATCTTCACGGCCAGCGCCGACCGCTGGTTGGCGTAGTTCAGCGCCACCATCGGGTAGTCGGACGGAAGCCCCCACTTGGCGCGGTATTCGTCCGGCGACAGACCGTAGGAGGTCCGCAAATGCCGCTTGAGCATCTTCAGCTTCTTGCCGTCTTCCAGGCAGACGATGTAGTCGGGTGTCACCGACTTCTTGACCGGGACGGCCGGCGCCAGCACGACCTCCGGGGCCGGCGCGGGCAGGTTGAGATTTTCCAGAGCGGAATGGATGCTCTTGAGCAGAGCCGAAATGTCGGAGATGGCGACGGCGTTCTTGGTGAGGTAAGCAACCGCGATGGCCACGGTCCGGTCGATGGTGTATTCGGGCGGCATAGTGCTGTCTCCTGTGATGTTGGTCGACGGAGATGGTTAGGCCGCGATCTTGGTGAGCTGGACCGGATACTTCTTGTAGGTCCGGCCGTTGGCTTCGACGTGGACCACCGAAACGGCGCTGCCGTTCATGCCATAGCCAGTCACCCTGCCGATGGACAGGGTCTTGGACTGCGGGCCGGCTTTGAACTGGACCTTCTGGCCATTCTTGAAGTCGTGGACGGTCGGCTTCCCAGCCGTTTGGTTGTGGTTGCTGTTGGTGGGCATGATGTGATGGCTTTCTGATCTGGTGGAGTTTGATTACTTGTGCGGAATTACGTAATCGGTAATCCGATCTGATATCAACACAAAAATACCTGTATCTGGTATAATTTTCGATACGAACGATACCTTGATCGGGTAAGTCGTGACGCCATGATCCGAACATGGCAGTCCTAGTGAAATCCTTTGCCGCCGACCGCTATGAGCGGCTCCTGTCAAGGCGGACAGGCGGCGATCCTGTGGCAATGGCGCGTGAAGACGTAGCCATTCGCATTCGCGTCCATAACGCCATCCGCGCTGTCACCGGCGATGGCGGTGCTGCACCGACACCGGCGCAGCTCAACGCCGGCAATTACCAAAAACACCACACCCAGTTTCAAGGGCTGGACATCACCATTGTGAACCCGCGCGGCACGCTGCGAACCGGTGTTGATCCCGGCGGCCATGAATGGGCCGTCAGCATGGCGAATGACTACGGCTATATCCGCGGCAGCCTGGGCGTGGATGGCGACCATGTGGACTGCTACGTCGGGCCGTGTGCCGCGTCCGAGTTCGCCTACATCGTCCACCAACGACGGGCCGGCGATTGGACGGCCTACGATGAGGACAAGTGCATGCTCGGGTTTGCCGATGAGGCATCCGCCCGAGCCGCCTACCTGCTCCAGTACGACGATCCGCGGTTTCTCGGGCCAGTGACCGTCATGCCCATGGCCGAGTTCAAGGCCAAGGTGCTGGCGACGCGGACACGGCCGCAAATGATCAAGGCAAACAGCCTGGTTATTTTCCGCAAGGCGTTTGTCCAAGCCTATGATCGGCATGGGCATTCCGGCGCAGTCATTCACGTCAACGCGCACAGCACCCGGACCGCGCCGGCCCATGGTGCGCCACCGGTGCTGTCATTCCGGTCTGGCGCATCGGCTCCGGCCGACTTCCGAGGCTACGTCAAGGCGGGTGTCCCGGTGGGCGTATCCCTGGCGGAAATCGGGCCGGGTAGCGCGACATGGCCGATGATCTCGGCCTATGCCCGGTCCGGCGGCGACGTGTTCGTGGACTCTGGCGCGTTCACAGCATTCACCAAGGGCCAGCCAGTTGACTTCGATCGCGTGCTCGGCCTGTACCGCCAGCTCGCCGATAGTGCCAAGGGCGGCCGGCTGCATTTCGTCATGCCCGACGTGGTGGGCGACCAAGCCGCCAGCTTCGACGTGCTGACCAAGCACCGGGCGTCGGTGCGGGCTCTGATCGCCGACAGACATGATGCCCTGGTCCCAATCCAGCGCGGCCAGCTCTCGCCGTCGGCGTCCTGGGACCGCGTCTGCAACATCCTGGGCACCGACGATTTCACGCTGGCCATCCCGAGCAACGAAGTCGCGTTTGACCTGGATGACATCCGTGAGCTGTTCTCAGGTACCAGCCGTCCGGCGCGCGTCCACCTGCTCGGCGTGGCTGCCGACAAGGCCAAGCTGGGAAGCATCGTCAAGCTGATCCACCAGCTCTCGCCGTCTACCACTATCACCAGCGATGCCAACCGGCTCCGGGCCAAGGTCGGGCAGGGCCGGGCCGTGACGGAAGAGTCCGCCCGCCAGCGCTCGGTACTCGCCGACGATCGATGGTCAACGACGGACATCACCGAGTTGATGGACCGGGTGTTAGAGCACACGAACTGGCTCACTCCTGCGCAGGTGCGCCAGCTCGCCAGCGACCTGGGAGTGACCGATCCTGCCGAGCAAGAGGCGTGGATCATCGCGCACCGGGCATTCGGGCTCGCCGACCTGATCAACGATGCCGACGGCAACGGGATGATGACCGAGCACGCTGTGCGCGGCCTGTTTGCCCATGACGCCGACAGGGCGGTGCGCTCTGGCGCGCGGTCCGCGGCCATTACCGCCGACGAAAAGAGCGAGCACGCGCAACTCGATTTGTTTGGAGCATAGCCGTGATCCTCTTCCTCAAGGCCATCGCCCGCGGCTACAAGGCTACCGGCAACCTGTTCGACGCGCCCGTCGACGTTGCTGGCTTCGTTCGCCGTGACGGCGTCTACATCGCGCCGCACCACAGCACCCGCAAGAAGCTGCTGGTACCAGCCGGCCAGGGTGACCTGTTCGGCGGTGCCGCCATGGGCGCCAAGCCGGCCGCTGCGCCCGTGAAGGCCAAGCCGGTGGATGAGCGGCAAGGCGATATGTTCGCGGTCAAGCCGGCTGCTGCGGTAGCTGCTCCTGCGCCCGTGGTGGAAAAGCCGGTGCCGGAGCCGGCCGCCGCGCCGCAGACCTGGACCTATGGCATGCGCAACCGGCCGCCGGCCTATGGCGCCATCCCCAAGGGCCACATCCCGGAATCGCACAAGCCGTCGACCAATCCGCGGTGGCGGCATGGGACTATCGACTACCCGCGCCAGCTCACCGACAAAGAAATCTACGATTACGAACTGGAATCGGCCAATGCCGTTGGTCCGGAAGGCTCCAGCGAACTGGAATTGCCGAAGCTGCACCAGTCCGCAGTCAAAAAGCTGAAACAGGCCATCGAACAGCTTGCCTACATGCGTGACGCTGTTGCCGCTGGCGATGCGAATATTTCCGACTACACCGATGACATCGCTGAAGCTCACCGTAGCATCGATCGCGTCCGGACGTGGTGCCAGGAAAAGGGCCAGAACGCCGATAAGGCCATTGCCGAACTGGGCGGCATTCCGGAGGTCAAGGACGCTGCGCCGAAGCCGGCCGATACCGACGACACTACCCGCCGCGTCAACAAGGAAATTCGCGCGGAAAACCTTGCCGACGACACCGCGGCCGACTTCGACGGATTGACCCACGAGAACATCGCAGACGGTGACCGGCCGCGGGTGGGATTCCTGGCAACCGCCCTGGTGGCGTTCGTCGTCAAAAAGCCGGGGCTCGATCCCGGTGTGGTGGCGGACATCCTGGCCCGGAAGTGGGCCAAGTCCAGCTATGCGTCGCTCAAGGCCATCGCGCCGACACTGCGCCGGGCAGTCGAAAAGGCGATGCACGAGCACGCCGAAGCCAATGCACCCGCGCCGAAGCGGGTAGTCATCAAGGAAATGCCGAAGGCCAGCGCCGCACCCGAGCCAAAGGA